TTATCGGGTAGTCACCCAGACAGATATCTCGGGCGTCAAGGTCTCGGGCGGCGATCTGGACAAGATCGTGCTAGAGTCCACAATCAATACACCTGAGCGAAATAAGGCGATTGTAGAGGCTTGGATCAAATTTGGGGATCAGAGGCCCACCCTAGTCTTTGCCGCTGGTATAGAGCACGCCAAGGCACTTAGTGAGGTTTTTACAGAGGCAGGCGTGTCCTCAAGAGCCATTTGGGGATCAGACGAGGCCCGATCTGAAAAATTACAGGAATTTCGGGATTCCAAGATTCAGGTACTGATCAATTGTAATTTACTAACGGAAGGTGTCGATCTACCTAGAATTTCCTGCATAATACTGGCAAGACCTACTAAAAGCGGGGTACTTTTCACCCAAATGGTAGGAAGAAGTACTCGGTTATACCCAGAAAAGACAGATTCCATTGTCCTAGATGTCGTGGACATTTGTGGAAGTCACTCACTCTGTACACTGCCGATGCTCATGGGAATGCCTGCCAATCTCGATCTCCGGGGCGAAAGTATCACAGATGCCGTCCAATTGATCGAAGATATGCAGGAAGAGAATCCGAACATCGACTTCACGAAGTTGAAAGATGTTCATCAGATTCAACAGTTCATCGAACAGGTCAATCTCTTCGAAGTCAGATTCCCGAAAGAAGTCGAAGAGAATTCAGAGTTCCGTTGGGTCCGTGCCATCGATGGGGGCTTCGTTATGCGAGTCCCCCGTCCGAAAGCGGACTCGACGGGCACTAAGCCCGGACGTGTACGAATATACGAGAACGTTCTGGGTGAGTGGGAGATCGACGGGCGGATCAAAGACAAGTTGTTCCACGGTGTTCGTAAGAGCATCGAAGAGGCATTTGGTTGTGCAGACCAACAGATTCGACAACGGTCACCGGAATCGGTCTGTCTAGTCAACCGGAGTGCGGCATGGATGAGTAAACCTGCGACCCCCGCCCAAATGAAGATGTTGAATCGGCTGTACAAGGGAAAAGCGTGGCCGGAAGACTTTACGCAAGGGCAAGCCAGCCACTTTATAGATCAAAGAATTGGAGGCAAGTGAAAACCGCATTCAAGATGTTATCTGATTTTGAAACACCATGTTTGAATTGTCCATATTGTCCATCGCATGCCCGACCGACCAGTGTTAGGTCTTATTCTGGGCGTATATCAAAGGTAGAGACATATCTTGTGGTATACAATTGCATGTCGAAACACCAATTTTTTGTGGAGGCGAAAGAAAAAGAATGAACAGGGAAGAAAAGGCTCGAATAAGAAGTAAGGAATGGCGGAAGAAAAATCCGGATAGATATCGTGAGTATCTTAGAGCCTATGGTAAAAAGTGGAGAGCAGAGCATGCTGCTAAAGGATTATGTAATCGTTGCGTAAACAAAGTCAAAAAAGGAGAAAAAAGTTGTAAGGCGTGCAAAGCCTACAATAGACAACAAACTAGAATAAACGGATCAACAATAAAGCTTATCAGAAAGAAAGATCATGGGGCGGTACTGAAAGCTTTGAAAGATCCAAAAATTCACTGTGCTATATGCAAAAGAAAAACCCCTAATGGTAAAGGGTGGTGTGTAGATCATTGTCATTCTTCTAAAAAGTTCAGGGGCATACTTTGTAGCAGTTGTAATTTAGGCCTAGGGATTCTTGGAGAGAGTGTTAAGAACTTAAAAACTGCTATTGTATATTTAGAAAGGATGAGATGAACAAAAAAGACGAAATGTCTGTTTTTTCTAAAACAGTTTTGAACCAGAAATACGCTCAAGACGGAGAATCTTGGGCCGACGTTGCCCATAGGGTTGTAAGGACGGTTTTCAAAGCCGTAAATGCCCCTAAGAGTCTGGTTGATCAGACAACGCAGTATGTAATCGACAGGAAGTTTATCCCTGGTGGGCGGTATCTATACGCCACAGGACGACCTTATCATCAGGTCAATAACTGTTTGCTTATGCGTGCAGAAGATTCCAGAGAAGGCTGGGCGGATCATCTTCAAAGATGCTCCATGGGACTTATGACGGGGGCAGGAATAGGGGCCGATTACTCAAATATCCGAGCCGAAGGGAAACCAATCCGTAAAACAGGAGGCTTTGCCACGGGTCCGTGTAGTCTTATGCAGATTTTGAATGAGGCAGGACGGTTCATTATGCAAGGTGGAAGTAGACGTTCTGCTTTGTGGGCTGGCTTGAAGTGGTCGCATCCCGATATACAAAAATTTATTCATATGAAAGATTGGATACCTGAAGTACGAGCGATGAAGGCTAAGGATTTCAATTTTCCGGCCACAATGGATGGGACTAATATATCAGTACAACTAGACGATGACTTTTTCAAGGCTTTTCAAGATGAAGATAGTATGGCTGAACAGGTTTACTGGTCTGTCATAGAACGGGGTCTGAAGACCGGGGAGCCTTGGTTTACGGTTGATTGTGGGAAGAATAAACATGAAACCCTTCGCAATGCCTGCACGGAGCTTACCAGCGGAGATGATTCTGATATTTGCAATCTGGGGTCGATCAACATGGCCCGCATTACGAGTCTCGAAAACATGAAAGCTGTGCTAGAATGTGCGATACCTTTTCTACTGGCGGGGACTGTCTATAGCGACGTGCCCTACGCCAAAGTAGACATGATCCGAACGAAGAATCGTAGATTAGGTCTCGGTCTCATGGGGATTCACGAATGGCTTCTAGTACATGGTAAGAAGTATGGAATAGATGCAGACCTCGATAGATACTTGGAAATTTATGCCACCAGCACTGAGGTAGCAAAGAAGTTTTCCAAAGAATGGGATTTGTCTCCCCCCGTGAAAACTAGAGCTATTGCCCCGACGGGAACTATTAGTATAATTTCAGAAACTACTTCGGGTATTGAGCCTTTATTCTGTGCTGCGTATAAAAGACGCTATTTGAAAGGTAGTGTTTGGAACTATCAATATGTACTTGATCCTACCGCTAAGCGTCTTATAGAACAAGATGGGGTAAATGCGGAAGAGATTGAGGATGCGTATGTTCTCGCAGAAGACGTTGAAAGGCGCTTAGCTTTTCAGGCCCATATGCAAAAGTATGTGGATCATGCTATATCGAGTACAATAAATTTACCAGAGTGGGGTAGTGAAACAAATAACAAGGACACTGTTCAGAAATTTGGAAAAATTCTTATGAAATATCTTCCACAGTTAAGAGGCGTAACTGCATATCCTAACGGTGCTAGGGATGGGCAACCTTTGAATCCCGTTCGCTGGGCAACCGCAGTCAAGCATGTAGGTCAAACGTTCATTGAGACTGGGGATGTATGCGAATTAAGCGGGCATGGGGGTTCTTGTGGAAGCTAAGTGGGGAGTCTTAAAAGTTTTCACTGATAGACGAAGATACTGCGTAGTTAAGTGTACCTGCGGTTCTGTAGAAACTCGCAGGGAGGACCATGTTCTTTCTGGGAGAACCAAGTGTTGTAAGAGCTGTGCTTCGAAGAAAACTGCTAGAGAACACGGTGTTCCAGAACCGGGATACAAAGGTGTAGGTGATTTGTCTGGTACTTTTTGGAGCCATATTAGGCGGGGTGCGAAGAAACGAGAGATAGGGTTTAATCTAGGCATAGAAGATGCCTGGAATTTATTTATAAAACAAGGACAAAGATGTGCTCTATCAAATGTGCTCATCACCTTAAGTAGACACGCTGCCGCAGGAGCACCTGTATGGAAGGAAATAACAGCATCCTTAGACAGAAAAGACTCTTCTAAAGGATACTTTCTTTCCAATGTTCAATGGGTACACAAGGAAATAAACTACATCAAGAGGGGTCTTTCACAAAAAGAGTTTATTGACTGGTGTGTCGCAGTATCAAAATCACAAAAGGAGACCACAAATGGAGCTTAACAACTATCAATACGAGGCTATTAAGACAGCGGAGTATCCCTGTGTAGGAGCTAACCTAGTATATCCGGCTATGGGTCTTGCTGGAGAAGCAGGTGAAGTCTGTGATAAAATAAAGAAACGTTGGCGTAATACGGAAGAGATGAGTGCCCATGGCATGCCTACTAAAGAATGGGAAGAGATTGTGAAAGAGCTAGGGGATGTGCTATGGTACCTAGCGGCGATGGCGGATGAGTTGGGTACTACCCTAAATCATGTCGCTGAAGTCAATTTGGGAAAACTCAGAGATCGAAAGGAACGTGGGGTCATAAAGAGTTCTGGAGACAATCGATGAGAGCCTATTGTGATGGAGCATGCAAAGGCGGACAGTGCTCCTGTGCCTATGCTATTTACGATGGGGATGCAGTTTTTTATGCATCCTCTCGTTACCTAGGCCCTAAGTTGCATACCAATAATTTTGCTGAATTTCAGGGCTTGATTGATTTGCTTAAATATGCTAGGATGACTTCGATTACCGATCTAGATATAAATTGTGACAGCCAACTTGTAGTAAAACTCGTGTCTGGTGAGTGGAAGGCTAAGCAATACGAGCTAAAGTCATTAACCCGTTCCGCCCGTGTTTTGATTGCTGGCGGCAACCACCAATTGCATTGGGTGAGAGGGCATGCAGGGAACAAAGGAAATGAATTGGTAGATCGACTGTGTAATGACAAACTAGAGGGTTGAATTATGGGGCACTCAGAGAGGAAGTGACGAGAAATGATTGAACAACCAACACCTATGATGATTGCTGAATTTCTTCATCATGCGTACGATTACATTGAAACCCGGCGACCATATGAATCTTGGACGCTGGCAATCTTAAATGAAAAGAGATTCGATATCATTGACGCAGATATAGCCGCATATAGGGCAAAGCAGGTCAATTGACTAGTCGGGAGCGGGCGAAGGACAAGCGACTTCGAGACGTTTACAATACGACGCGGGAAGCACAGAACAAGCAGAGGGACGAACAGAAGAACAGTTGTGCGATCTGTGGACGGGACTTTGCTCACTTCACCCCGTTTCAGGATCACGAGCACAAGTGTTGCCCACGTCGCAAGAAGAAGTTCTGCGGACGATGCAACAGAGGACTACTTTGTTTTCTGTGCAACAAATATGTCGTCGGAGTGATCGAGCGTCAGTGCAGTGCAAATAACGTCAAGCTGACGCCTATCGAGTTCTTGAACCGGATCAAGGCGTACTTCGAATACTGGAATCCGATTCTAAAGCAGAAAGGATGCTATGAAGAAAAGAAAGTCACCGCAGTTCGCAAAGCGAAAGCACGCTTTCGATAGCGTCCTAGATTCCTATCGAGCGGCTCGTGGCGTTCAAGTCGGCGTCTCCGCTGTCAAT